AGTGCTTTTCGCCAGGCGGGATTTCCGGTTGAGGTAATTCCGAACCAGGGCCGTGGTGCGGCCAAGATGCGAATTGAAGCGGCTAGGAGGTTGTTTCCGAGTATTTGGTTTAACGAGGAAACCACTGAAGCGGGAAGAGATGCGCTCGGTTGGTACCATGAAAAGAAAAGTGAAGATGTGCGGGATGTCGGGCTTGGACCTGAGCACGATTGGGCAAGTAATGGAGCAGATGCATTCGGCTTGTTGTGTGTAGCTTATGAAATGCCTCAGGGAAGGCCGGTTAAATTGAAGTACAAACAAATGGGAATAGTTTAATGAGTGCCAGCGACACCGCGATGCTGCAGGGATTGATCGAGCGGATCGAGAGGCTTGAGGCCCAAGTGAAGGAATTGCTGGAGGCGCGCCAGGGCCGGGAAATGCAGCAGGAGCTTTACGGCGCCGAGCAGCCGAACCACACCGAAGAGCGCGAGGCGCGGCGTGGTCCGGGCCGGCCGCCCGGATCAACGACAGGGCCGCGCTGATGCCGCTTAAGCGCGGTGCCGGCAAGAAGGCGATTTCGTCCAACATCCGGACAGAGATTGCTGCCGGCAAGCCGCAGAAGCAGGCGGTGGCGATTGCCCTGGATGTGGCGCGGCGTAGCAAGCAGAAAAAGAAATGAGCGATTACACGATCCGCGGCAGCGCCTTTGCCGACGACATCCGTGGGCGGGGCCGCGGCTCCTCCGAGCGCACCCGCGAGGTCATCGAGCAGGGCCTCGACCTGGACGAATTGGAGGAGGAGCGGGTCAAGGCGATCATCGGGCAGGAGCTGGACGAGGCGCTGGGCCAGGATGGCGGGGAGTTATCGAATGCCCGCCTGGAAGCGCTGAGATATTACGGCGGCGAGCCGTTCGGTAACGAGGTCGACGACCGCAGCCAGGTCGTCATGCGGACCGTCCTGGAGGCGGTGGAGTGGGTATTGCCGGCGCTCATCCGGATCTTCACCGCATCGGAGAAGATCTGCATCGTCGAGCCGCCGCGGCCGGGGATGGAGGAAGATGCTAAACAAGCGACGGATTACCTGAACTACATTTTTTATAGGGATGGTCAGAACGAAGGCTTTCTGCTCCTGCACGATTGGTTTAAGGATGCCCTCCTGGAGCGCCTGGGATGGGTTAAGTTCTACTGGGACACCCAGAAGACCACCGAGACGGAGACGTATACCGGTCTGACGCAGGAGCAGTACGACGAGCTCCTCGGCGACGACGAGGATGTCGAGGTTCTGAAGCTGGAGCGGTATCCCCAGAAAGCCGACTCGTTCAATCTGGATCGGCCGCAGACCCCGGTCCCCGCGGAGGCGGGGATGCCGGCGGCGAACGCGATGCCTTCGGGGCCGCCGTCAGCTGTTCCGCCTGCTGTGCCATCTGCTTTCGGGCCGCCTCCAATGCCCGCCGCGCCTGGGCCAGCGCCTGGCCTGCCTCCTCCAGGCCTGATGGCACCGGGAGCCCCTTCAGGTGGAGCAGGTCCAGGGCCACCTCTACCCCCCTCGTTGCCGTTGCCAGGTCCAGCGCTGCCTCCTCCAGGAGTTCTGCTGCCGAGCGGTCCGCCATTGCCGCCTCCTGAAATTGAGCTGTACGACTGCACCTTACGGGTCACCCGTGAATACGGCTATGTCCGGATCGTCAACGTGCCGCCTGAGGAGGTGCTGTTCTCTAAGCGCGCCAAGCGCGGCGACATCCCGTTTCTGTCGCATCGCCGGTCCTGGACGTACAGCGACCTGATCCAGCAGGGTTACGACAAGGATTGTCTGGATTTGGTGCCGATGGACGACAGCGCCGAATACACCCAAGAGCGCATGGAGCGGCTGGGCGGCGGCAACTGGTCCGGCAGCGAGCGCAAGAGGGGCGATAGCGGCCGGGAGATCTGGGTCGAGGAGAATTATGTCAGCCTGAACATCGACGAGGACGCGCCGACATCGGAACTGTACCGGGTGATGACCGCCGGTGGTGGCAAGGTCATTCTGACAAAGAACGATAAGCCCCTCGTCGAGTGCGTCGACGAGATCCCGTTTGTGTCGATCTGCCCGATCCCGGCTAGTCACAAGCTGGTCGGGCAGAGCCTGGCCGATCTGACGATGGATCTGCAGTTGATTAAATCGACTTTGATCCGGCAGATGATCGACAATGCCTTTCTGTCGAACTGGCCGCGCATCGAAGTGGCGGACGACAGCGTCAACGAGAACACCTACGACGATCTTTTGACCCTGCGCCCGGGCGGGGTGGTGAGGTCGCGGCGCCTGGGCGGCATCCAGCCGATGATGATCCCGTTCACCGCCGATAAGACCTTCCCCCTGGTCGAGTACCTCGACCAGACGCAGGAAGTCAGGACGGGTGTCGCCCGGCACAACCAGGGGATCAACCCGGACGATCTGAACAAGACCGCCACCGGGGTCAGCCTCTTGCAGCAGGCGGCGGCTCAGCGGGTCGAGCTGTTCGCCCGCATCTTCGCGCACGGGGTCGAGGAGTTGCTGCGCGGGGTGATGCGGCTGGTTCGGAAGAACCAGCAGCAGGAGCGCATGATCCGGGTGACCGGTGGCTGGCTCAACACCAACCCCCGGGAATGGCGGCAAGAGATGCCGGTCACGGTGTCGGTGGGATTAGGGACGGGTAACCGGGACCAGATCCTGGCGCACCTGATGCAGATCATCCAGTTGCAGGGCACCATCGTGCAGCAGCAGGGCGGCCCGAACGGTCCCTTGGTGTACGCCCAGAACGTCTACGATGCGCTGAAGGCGTTGCAGGAGAATGCCGGGTTTAAAAGCTCGTTCTTCGCCGACCCGCGGCAGGGCCCGCCGCCTGGCAGCCCGCCGCCGCAGCCGCCGCAGCCCGATCCTGAGATGCTGAAGGCGCAGGCCAAGATCAAGCAAGAGGAAATGCAGGCACAGGCCAACGTGCAGGCGATTGGCGTCAAGGCGCAGGCCGAGCAGCAATTGATGATCGAGAAGGCCCAGGCCGACGCGATGATCCAGCAGCAGAAGCTGGAGCACGAAAAGCAGATGGGGCTCCTAAAAGCTCAGCACGAGACCGAGCTGGAGCGCCAGAAGGCCGAGAACAACCTGGCGGTCGGTATGGCAAAGATAAAGATCCTGGGCGAAGTCAAGCAACGCGAGGTCGAGTTGAAATACGCCGCGGGGGCCTATGACCAAAGGCCGCAGCCGGCACCGGCACAGCGGCCGAACGGGCCAGCGGAGTGAACACAGCCATGATCCTCCTCGTCTTATACGTTGTGGGCATGTTCCTCTGGTTCCTGAGCCTGACGCCGCCGGCCGCACCCTATGCCGCAGGAAGGCCGTGGATTGCCTGGATTTGCGTGCTGCTCTTGGGCATCTACATCTTTTTGCCGGCGCTGCGCGGATAAGCCAGGATGGCCTCCCTTCTCGACCTCTACCGTAGCGTGTTTGGCGGCGAGGAAGATCAGGCCGCGCCGATGGCGATACAGAACCGGCAGGGCGGGTTTGACCCGTACCGCCCGGCGCCGTCACCGGATGCGCTGCAGCTCCTTCAGGACATGACCGGCGCGACCGACCTAGGGCAGGCGTACAACGCCTACCAGCGCGGCGAGTATTTGCCGGCTTTCGGGCAGGGCGCCTGGGGCGCGGCGCAGGCCGCCAGCACGGCCCTGCCGGCGTTGAAGGCCGGCGGCGCTGCGTTGAAGGGGGCCGCCCCGCTGGCGCGCGAGGCAATGGCGGCGATGCCGGGGTTGCTGGCTGACGAGACCGGCGCCATTCGTGCCTGGCACGCCAGCCCGTATGATTTCAACAAGTTTGACATCAACAAAGTGGGTTCCGGGCAGGGCGCACAGTCTTACGGGCATGGCATCTACGCCGCCGAAAGCCCGGCGGTGAGCGGGAAGGGTGGGCAATACGATCTGGAGTTCACCGCCAAGAACCTGGGCAAATACGACCTCAACCCGGGCGAATTGCAGATCCACCGGATGTTGCGCGCGGATCGCAGCGACATGGACATCCTGGGCGAGTTGGCGCGGGGTGGCGGCTACACCTTTGACGAGGCGCTGGCGGCCTTGGAGCGGGTGAAAGGCGCCAAGGCCAAGATTTACGAAGTGGACATCCACGCCGACCCGAAGGCGTTTCTGGATTGGGACAGGCCTTTGAAAGAGCAGTCCACTAGCGTGCGTGAAGCATTGCGGCCGAGTTATGGCGATGTCACTGCGCAACACATCGGAGACAATCCAAATCTTGGCACATTATATGATTTGCTGGTTAACAGACAGTCTGTGGGAGCTTTCCCGGAAGATGCGCTTCGTGGCCAAAATCTTACGGACTTGGCAATGGCGCATGATCCACGCACGGGTCAGGCTATGTATAATAATCCGATACAGTATTATTCAATTAGAGCGGACGCAAATAGTCCGTGGCGGCCCAGCGGTGTTAGTAATTACCAAGATGCTCTCGCTCAAGTTGGCGGCGATAAAACCAGAGTTTTGCGGATAAACGATCGCGATCCGGTGGTTATGTCTGAGCGGCTGCGCGAAGCCGGCATTCCCGGCATCCGCTACCTCGACCAAGGCTCGCGTGGGGCCGGCGAAGGCACCAGCAACTACGCCATCTTCGACCCCTCGATCATCGAGATCCTGCGCAAGTACGGCATCCTGCCGCCGGCCGTAGCGGCGGGCGGCGGTCTCCTCGGCGCCGGTTCCGAGCCGCCGGGGTGAGCGTCGTCCCGTTCAAAAAGCCGGAGCCAAAGCAGCCCCGCATCTGGGTTTGCCTGTGTAAGTGCGAGGCTTTCTGGCTGTACGAGGACGGGCGCATCCAGTGCATGCAGTGCGACGCCTTTCACGATGAGATGAAGGGTGTGTGGTCGCCGGTCGTGGCGGAGGATGAGCCGGCCTGATGCTCGGGCGCTGGACGCGGTTTCTGGCCGGAGCAAATGTACGGTGGCGGTCATTCGGGACGGTGCCGACCGATCGGCAGGAACTGGGCGAGGAAGCCCGGCGGCTGCTCGACAATCCCGTCCTGCACGAGGCGATGGACCGGGTCGAGCGGAAATTGGTTGAGAGTTGGAAGAACACCGCTCCGGGCGAGGACGAACAGCGCGAGGCGGCTTACGCGATGTACTGGGCGATGCAGCAGTTCCGCGGCGAGCTGCGGGTCATGATCGCCAACGCCAGCCTGGCGCAGCGCGGATGAATATCGAAGGCCTGACCAATCGGCAAGTGCTGGTGCGGGCATTGAAGCGCCTCGTGAGCGAGGTCGAGACGGGCCTGGTGTCGGCCGAGGCGATCGAGTGGGCCAAGGCGGCGCTCGGCGAAGTGGTCAGGAACAAGAAGCCTGAAAGCCTGCCGAAGCTGAAGCCGACCAAAAAAGTCCAGTTCTAGACAAGGAAGCCACATGAGCGACACAGCGCCCCCCGCTTTGGCGGGCGAGGGCCAAGGCATGTCCGAAGCCCAGGTCATGGAAGGGATCGAAGGGCTGCTCGATGACACGCCAAAACGCAGACAACCGCCGAGACAGTTGGACACGCGGCCTCTGCCCGTCTCTGACGTGCCGGCGGAAAGTGAGCAACCGGGTCCACAAGACCCGCTGCCTGGACCGGAAGATCCGGCCCCCAGTGACGAGGAGGAAGAGGAGGACTATACGCCTGAATCCGAGGATGTCCCCGAGGGGGACGACTTGGACCATCAAGGGATAGAGCCGCCAAACGGACTGACGAGAGAAGAAAAGGAGTTGTTCAGGACGCTCCCACCCGAAGCGCAGGCGATGTTTGCCCGGCGGGAGAGCGATCGGGACAAGGCCTTTACCCAGAAGACCCAAGAGATAGCCGAACACAGAAAAGCGCTCGAAAGCACGTTTCAAACCGTGGCCGCCGAGCGCCAGACCTATGCCCAAAACCTGCGCCAGCTTCTGGCAGTAGCGATGCCGGAAGCCGAGCGGTTCAGTCAAATCGACTGGATTCGCCTGGCACAGGAGCAGCCGGCCGACTACGTCCGGATGACGGCCGAACGCGACGCTCTCAGAGGTCGCCTCGGCACGATTCAGCAGGAACTGCAGCAAGTCGAAGCCCAGAGCCTACAGGCTCAGGCCCATCAATTTGCCCAGACCCGGCAAGTGGAGCAGCAGCGGCTGGTAGAAGCGATCCCGGAATACGGCGACCCCGTCAAAGGGCCGCAGAAGATCGCTTCCGTGCGCAATTGGCTGACGAGAAAAGGCTTTTCCGACCAAGAGATCGGCCAGGTGGTGGACCACCGGGTGCTGCTCGTGGTCGAGGACGCCATGCAGGCAGACCGGATGAAACAGGTCCGGCAGCAGGCGCAGCAAAAGCGCACGAACGGCGCCGCCACGGTGCAGCCTCCCGGTGCTTCGAGAGCAAGGCCGGACAACCAGGCTGCCAAGCGGCGGGCGGACAAGATGGCGGCGCTGAAGCAAAGCGGGTCAGAAAAAGACGCGATTGGCTATCTCATGGAGATTTTGTGACGAGCTGCCTCAAAGCCGCTTAGGCAACGGCCTCGCCAGCGCTGTGAAGCGCCGGCAATCCCTCAGATGGAGCCTTCTTCTCATGGCAATAATCACAGGTACGGCCACGACGCATGCCGGCAGTCCAGGCATGCAGGGACTCAGGGAAGACCTGAGCGACATGATCTACAACATGTCGCCTACGGACACCCCGTTTACTTCTAATGTGGGCCGAGGAACAGCAGACGCTGTACTGCACGAGTGAATATCGCTCCTTCCACGGGTGACCGTGGTCGATCACCGGGTGAATTGCGGGGAACCCCGACCGGGAAACCGAGGGCAATCCGCAGCCAAGCCGCGCATGTAAGGGCAACCCCAGGGGCGCGGAAGGTTCAACGACTAGGCGGTGACGAAAGGATAATCCGCCCACGAGTGCCCGGCACCTCAATGAGGTGATGAGATAGTCTGAACTGCCGGGGTAACCGGTAGAAGCGCGGATAAAGAGCCGTGCGATAACACAATTGGGCAGACGGATTCTCTCGCAGCGGCGGACACCGCCAACGCGCAGTTCCAAGGTGACGACATCGCGACCTTCACGCCCGCCAGCGTGACGGCGCGGCTGGGTAACCGAACCCAGATATCTCGTAAGGAAGTGATCATCTCGGGCACGCTGGACGCGGTGAATAAAGCCGGCCGGCGTACCGAACTCGCCTCAATTCATTAGGGGCCTTCCGGGAGCGATCCCGGTCGATACT